GTGAATAATATTGGTCATCGCGTGCGCGCCTTGCGAGAGAGACTTGGGATCACCCAAGCCGAACTCGCTCCGCGTATTGGCTTCGTGCGCAACTACATATCGCTGGTTGAGAATGGCCGCGAGCCATCGCACCGCTTCATCCGATCCCTTGAGTTGCTCGAGCAGGCACCTTTGCCAAATATTGAACACGCGTCAATCGTCCGGGAAGAGCCGTTTGCATCGACGCCCCGGGGGCAGATCAAGGCGCGCCGGAAGGAACTGGGCCTGAGCCTCGATGATCTGGCCAGACTCACGGGTTACCAGAAAAGCACCATTCGCAACGTCGAAGAGGGTCACACCCGGCCCAGTGAAAAGCTGCTGAAACTCCTTTCAAAGCATCTCGATTTGCCGCTCGATGAACTCATGGGCGGCTCCGATTACCCGCATCTCACCGGCAGCGGAAGGACTAATGGCGCGGAGGCCAATATCATTACCGAGCCGGGCGTAACAGCGCGCACCATTCCCCTTCTCTCCTGGGCGCAAGCCGGCACTACTCAGGCGTGGGATGACGTTTATGAGCATGAAGGATTCGTCGGCTTCAATGTAAGGGACCCGAGAGCCGTGGCTATCCAGATTCGCGGCGATAGCATGGAGCCGCAATATCCGCAGGGGACGATTGCGATTGTTTACCCGAGTTGGGAGGCGAAGAGCGGCGACCTGGTAATTGCGCGGCTCAATGACGGAACCGTCATGTTCAAGCGTCTCCACGTCGATGGAGAGAATTATACGTTCATTTCGCTGAATCCTATTTATCCACCGCGAACGGTGGAAAAATCGATGATCGAGAAGGTCATGCCGGTCGGCGGCACCTTTCAAAATCACTTTCAATAAGGCGCCGGGCCGTCCGAAAATCCTCCCGGAGTTATTTTCCGGAGGTGATATTGCGGATCAGCTTTCAGGGTCAAAAGGCGATTTTGGAACCCCCTGTTTCAGGCAAAACATCGACGTTTTTTTGTTCTGAAAAAATATAGTTACAAGCCTATTGACAACTGGGTGCGCGCATCGACTGCAAGAGGCCTGGAAATGTCAATAGAAAAGAAATAATTCACAGGGCATCATCCAATTCAGCCAGGATGGACTTATGAAACAGCCCATCTTTCGCGGCCTTTGTTCAATCAATCGGGTGTGTCCCAGCCATCCGCTTAAAGGCGCCCTTTCACTTATCGCAATCGGCGCGCTTGCCTTTCTCCAACCGGCTTGCAGCACCCTTAGTGGATCACAACGCGGGGCGCTCCTGGTAGGCGCCGAATCGCTGGCGAATATCGCGGGCACCGCAGCCGCCACTTACTACGGTGGGCCCGGCGCGGGCCAGCTCGCAAGCGCCGGATTGAGCGCATTGGGCAGTGTGCTGCAGGGCTATGTTGGCGCCACCGTACCGACATCGGTGGTGGAAGCCACACCGGGCGTGGCAAATGTGGGTGAAGCCGTGGCCGCGGTAATCGCTCCAAATCACGCGGTCAACCAGACCGACGTGAATCTCGTAAACCAGGCGGCAGCCATTGCGGCGGAGCTGAACATTCTGGCGCCAGCCACGACGGGCACGGCGGTTACGGGCGTGCAGTAGGGAGAGGTTGATGGATGAGGGTTGATGGATGATCGACCGGAATTTCCATCAACGATCAACGATCAACCAATTACCGAAAAATCCTATGATCAAGAACATCTTATTCGGCTATCTCCGCCACTTGCTTACCGCCGCGGCTGGGTACCTGCTGGCGCACGGATTGGTGGATCAGGCCGGCGGGCAGATCCTGGCCAGCGCCGGGCTGGCGATTGCCGGTGTGGCATGGAGCACTGGTCAGAAGCTGGCATCCAGCTACGAGCTGAAGCTGGCCCGGAAGGCGATGCCGCCCGGCGTCCTTCCACCTCCATGCATCGGCCCTGCACCACAAAACGATCGTCCGTGAATGCCGCGGTCCCGGAAATAATATGAACAATAATTTTCAGAATTCCCTCGGGTTTGTGCTTCGCCATGAGTGTGTTTATGCGCCGGGGCACGACGATGATCCCGCCTTTGTCGTTTGTGAAAATGTCCCCGGGGACAGTGGGGGATGTACAAAATATGGAATCGACGAGGCGAGCCATCCCGGGATCGATATCCGCAACCTGACGCTCGCGGAGGCGACCACCATTTACCGGGACGGCGAATGGACGCACTGCCGCTGCGACGGTCTGCCAAAGGGGCTGGACACGGCCATTTTCGATTGCGCGGTCAATAACGGCCTCGTTGTAGCAGGCATTCTCTTGCAGCGGGCCATCATTGCCTGCGGATACGGGGTGGTGGTGGATGGGGATATCGGGCTGCAAACGCTCCGGGTTTCAAACCTCATCAACGGCCCGGACCTTATGGCGCGCCTGCTCCAGCTCCGCCGGCAGCGGTACACCGACATCGTTTTGCATCACCCGGCGGATGCGAAGTTTCTCAAGGGCTGGCTGGCGCGGGTGGACGACCTGGAGCGGTTCCTTTTCTAAAATAATCATATGTCTCCTTCTTACTCACACCTATCCGGCATCGAGGCAGTCCCCCGCATGGCTCAGCGAGCCATGGCTACAACGGCTTCGCCGCAACTCGTTGAATCGCTGCGCCTGGAAGCGGTGACTGTCTGCGTCGGGTTTGACGACCTGCTGGATGTTACCCTGAGGCTGAATCATCCGCACCTGGATACGCTCATCATTGTCACGTCGCATGATGACCGCGCAACTCAGGCGGTGGCGCAAAAGCACGGGGCTATCTGCGTGCAAACCGACCTCTTTACCAAGAACGGCCGCAACTTCAACAAAGGCGCCGCCATCAATGCAGGGTTCAACCGCTTCCAATATCACGGCTGGCGCCTGCATCTGGATGCGGACATCGCCCTGCCGGATAACTTCCGGCGGATTCTCTTCAATCATACCGCGCTCGACCGCGATTGCATCTACGGCGCGGACCGCGTGGACGTAATCGGAAGGGACGCCGTCGCTTTCATCAAGAGCGGCAATAGCCGCCCCCCTCAGCACATGCATGGCTTCCTTGTAAGTCCGCACCCGTCGCATCCCCTCTCCTCCCGCTATGTCGATACCCTGTGCGGCTATGTGCCGATCGGCTTCTTCCAGCTCTGGCACTGCTCCACGCAGAAGGATTACCCATGGTCCCTGGGAACCGCCGCGCACGACGACGTGATGTTTGCCGAGCAATGGCCGGCGCCTTTCCGCCGACACCTGCCCACGGTCATCTGCCGGCATCTTTGCGCCGAGGCGCCGAGCCTGGGCGAGAACTGGGACGGGCAGAGGCGTCAGCCTCGGATCGGCTAAGCTCAAGTATGAAGGATGAATTATGAAACTCCAGAAGCTCCCTTTTCCCCCTTATGTTAGCTGAAATCAATTTGTTGGGAAACGCAGGTCCATTCCTTACGGTAATGGTGGGACTGATAGTCATCTCGGGATGCGTGGGCCTGCTGCTGAGGGTGGCCAATGACGCCAAAGTCCTCTTTGGACGCCAGCCGCCGCTCGACACCGATGTGCGCAAGATAGAGGCGCGGGTGGCCCGGTTGGAAGTGGTCATGGAGCGCCTTGCCACCAAGGAGGCCCTGGGCCAGCTCGAACGCGATTTCCGCCAAACGCTGGATGAGAAGTTCCAGGGGCTCGATGCCAAGAGGAGCCGGGATACGAACGATCTGCACAGGCACGTGGAGGCCACCGCGGGAAACTTTCACAAGAGGCTCAACGATGTATCCGCGGCGCTGGGAGACGAGATCAAGCGCCTGCCGGCGGAAATATTTCAGATGATCAAAACCGCAAGCAGCATCGGAAGAGACTGACGGGCAAGTGTGAAGTTAAAAGTTAAAAGTTAAAAGTAAGAAAGATAAGACAGCGCGTCAGGGCCAGAGCGCGAAGCGTTAAATGTCACCTTCATAATTCATCCCCAAGCATTTTTAACAATGAGAGCTATTAATATCCGCCGCGCCATCCTTGATATCCTGGAGAGAGCGTTACCTTACGCCCTGCCCGAGTCGCAACTAACCGTGGAGTTGAATGGGGCGATCCGTCCGCACGCCGGCAGGGCGGAGCTGGATGAGGAACTCCTCTTCCTCCAAAGCCGGGCCTACATCGCCACGGTGCCGGACCCGCTGGATGACAGCCTGGTCAAATGGGCAATCACCGAAGCGGGCAAGACAATGCTCCGTCACTAACAACCATTCGGAATTAAAGATCAATGACAGGCAACCCACAGAAGAGCCGGAGGTCGAAGCTGGACAAGCTGGCGCCGGAGGCACAGGAGGCGGCATTTGCGTACTGCGAGAATGTTACGATCACGGAGGGTATCCGCTGGCTCGCGGCCGAGCACCATGTCGAGGTCGGCACCAATACGCTAAGCAGATGGCTAAAAAGGCAGCGGGCGATTTATTGCGTGAGGCTAAACCAACGCAAGACGCGACCGGATTGCGTGCTGGGGATGCTGAAGGGTGACCAACAGGAGAGGATTGAGAAGCATTGCGAGGAAGTGACACTGGAGGAAGGGGTGCGGTGGCTGGCGGAGGAAACGAAGCTTGCGGTGAGCCCCAATGCGCTGGGGACCTGGCTGAGAAGGAGAAGGAACGAGAAGGAGTATTCCGGGACGCTTGAAGCCATCCAGGATAACAGCGACCGCGCGACGCTTGTGGGGAATGTAGTGGGAGCGGCGGCAGCACTTACCGAGGCGAATGTTGTAATGCTGGCGCAAGCGGTGTTCGAGGAATTCAACAAGAAGCCGGAGAAGCGGGACGAGAAGAGGCTGACACAATATATGAAGCTCGCACTCCATGGGCGTTCCGTGTCGCTGGCGTTCGACCGTTTTCACTTCGATGCGGCAAAGAGGGCGAGCGAATGCGCGGAGGAATTGCATGCGATCCATGAGGGGGAAGCGGATGAGAGCGAGAAAATTGAGAAGGTCATCGAGTTGCTGTTTGGCCCGCGTCCCACGAATACAACCTTTCAACCGGAGGCCGATGAGGCGGCTGCGGAAGCGTAATGGTTCTTGACCCATTCTTCATACAACGGATCCCGCGGAACAAGCGCGCCCGGGCGCAAGCCGCGCTGCTCAAGTTCCGGCGGTATCAAGAACCGATCTTCTGGTGTTCGTACGGGATGCTGATCCTGCATTGGAGCCGCCAGATCGGGAAAAGCTTTGTGCTGGCTGCATGGGCGGTAATCCGGTTGCTCGAAAATCCGGGCCGGCTGGTGACGGTGCTGAGCAATAGTAAGTCAAACGGCATGGAGTTTGTTTTGAAGGCGGCGCAGGTTTGCGAGCTGCTGCAAGTGAGCTGCCAGACGGCCGATCTCTCACCGGATAAGCGTGTTGAAAATATGCGAATGGAAATCCGCATCAAGGTGAACCGCAAAATAGGCCGGATCGTTTTCCTGGCCGCGAATCCCCGCACGGCGCGCGGCTTTTCCGGAGACCTGATCCTGGATGAATTCGCTTTCCATGAGGATAGCGCGGCGATCTGGGACGCGGCGGAGCCCATCATCTCCAGCAACCCGGATTACCGTTGCCGCATCGCAAGCACAGGCAATGGCCGCTTCAATATGTTCTATCAAATGGCGAATGAATCTTCGTCGTATCAGGTATCCCGAATCCGCCGGAGCGAAGCCTACCAGATGGGAATAAAGATCTATGATCCGGCAACGCGGCGGGAACTTACCCCCGAGGAAGCCCGATCCGCCTCCCTCGACAAAGCGAGTTACGACCAGAACTACGAGTGCGCCTTTAATGACGAGAACATGGCGCTGCTCACTCTCTCCCTGATCAGCGAATGTGAATACCCACTCGAAGCCGGACCCAATTGGCCAGAGGCCGCGCCCGAATGTTGCATCTGCTCGCAGGATTGGACCCGAGAAGCGATTGAACGGCTGCGGGGATGCAAGGGACCGCTCGGAGTCGGCCTGGATGTGGGACGGACCCGCGACATCACCGTAATAACCGCCGGCGAAAAGATCGGCGGCATCATCTTCACCCGCGCAATCCTCCGCATCAGCGCGATGCGACTGCCGCAGCAACTGGACCGGCTCCGGCCTCTGCTGGAGATGCCTAACTTTGGCAGGCTCAGCGGCGATGCCACCGGCCTCGGACTTGGTCTTGTCGAGTTTGCCCAGGAGGAATGCGGCGCCTATCGGGCGGAGGCAGTCCAATTTGGCAGCCGCGAAAAACGGACTCTCCAGGGCATTCAGCAAGCGGACTCGGCACTGGTGACAGAACTTATGGCGCTCGACTTACTCGAAGCGTTTGAAAACCGCGCCATCCGAATCCCGTGCGAGCCAACGCTGCGGGACAGCCTGCGGAAACCCGAGCGCATCACGACCGGCAGCGGGGTACGCATCGCCGCGACACGCGATGGCGCCGGGCATGCCGACGAGTTCTGGAGCATGGCGCTCATGGTGCGCGCCTTAAAGGGGGCCAGCACCGTCTTTGCTTACGACGCGACGGACCCGATACCCGGCGAAAGACACGCTTCAATGGAAAGAAAGGCACTTACATGGTAACACCCAAAAACAGAATCAACCGTGCGAACGGCAGCCCCACGGCGGCCCGACCGCACCGCGCCCCGAAAACAGAAAGCCTCGTGAGCGCGGACGTCGTGCAACTGGCGCTGCGGTCCCGCTTCAATCCGCTGCGAGGACTGACGCCGCAGCTTCTCTCCGTATATCTGGATAATTTCATGCTCGGTTTCGTGGCCTATGCCGCCCTGGTATGGGACCAGATCGAGAAGCGGGACGACGTGATCCGCAACGTGGCCAGCAAGCGCAAGAAGGCCATCGCGAAATTCAAACGCCAATCATTCCAGCGCGAGGACAGCCCCGAAGCCGAGGCGCACGCGGAGGCGCTGGATGACTTTTACGATAACATGACCGTGGTCAACGCGCTCGACGAAAACGAGAAAGGCGGATTCCCCCTCCTGGTGCGCCAAATGATGGACGCGGTCGGAAAGTATTACGCGGTGCATGAGATCGTATGGCAACCCGGAGAACTTCTTACGGCGGAGCTGCGATTTGTCCCTCTCTGGTTCTTCGAAAACCGCTCCGGACGGCTCCAGTTTCTCAAGCTCCCGCTGGGCGGCGCAAACGGGGAGCCGCTGGAGGAGGGCGGATGGATGATCACCAAAGGCGACGGCATCATGGAGGCGTGTTCGATTGCTTATATGTTCAAGAATATGCCACTGAAGGATTGGGTGGCTTACTCCGATAAGTACGGAACGCCTGGGGTGCTGGGGCAGACCAATGCCGCGAAGGGAAGCGAAGCCGGCGAAGCCTTGAAGGCCGCCGTGGCCGCCTTTGGACAGAATTGGTCGGGGGTGGTCTATGGCGCCGATGGAACAGTCAAGGACCCTATTTCATTAATCACGGCGCGCGGCGAAGGAACCCTTCCGTTTCCCCCGCTGGTGGAGAGGATGGATCGAGCCCTGGCGTCCTTGTGGCGCGGGAGCGATCTCTCGACCATGTCCGGAGACCGGAACGGGGCAAGTGTCCAGGAGGACGAAAGCGACATTCTCCTGGAAGACGATGCCGCGATGATCAGTGAGACGCTGCATCTCCATATCGACCGGTGGGTTATCTGGCAGAAGTTCGGAGTAAGGCCGCTCGCTTACTCGCGGATCGTGATCCCGGAGTCACGGAACATCGATCTGGACTTGAAAATCGACGAGTTGCTGCTCAAAGCCGGCGCCCGCATGGGCGAGCGGGAGCGGCTTGAATACTACGGCCGCCCGTTGATCGCGGCACAGGACCTCCCGCTGCATAATCCCGTGACCATCATGGAACGCATCCAGGACGCCACCCAGAACCAGGAACTACCGGCAGAAAATCTGCCGAATCAGGAGAACCATTCAACCACCTAGACCTTCACTCAATCCCAACATAACCAATATGAAACTAATCGCATCCATTCAAAAACTCCGGGCCTTTCGCGGCCATGGTTGCCACGACGGCATCGCTTTCCTGGCTAATGAAGCCAGAAAGGCAGCGGTCACGCTATTTCTGCCGAACCAGCTATCCGCATTTCAGGCTGGGCAGGATCATTGGGTCCAACTCTCGCCCTATGGCGACTTTGGCAATGTCAATGGCAAGGCGCGGATCATCCAGCGCTTCCGCAAAGAGGACGCCCAGCATATCTGCAATGAGTTTAACTCGGCCATCCGCCGCGTGACGCAGCCGCTCGGCATGCCTTTTTACATCGGCCATCCCGATCATCCCCGGTTTGCGGGACAGCCGGGGCATGAAGATACGCGGGCCTATGGCCGAGGCAAGGAAATGCAGGTGCGCCATGAGGCCGCCTGCCCGGCCTGCACGGCGTTTGCCAACGCAAAAGACAACGCCGACGGATCGGCGCCGGCACCCTGCCAGGATCACGGCTTGTTTGTGAGAATGCATTGGAACGACGACGGCGCGCGACTTATCGCCAACGAAAGCTTTCACGGACACAGCGTCAATTGGGCCGCCATTCCGGACGTGATGGAAAACGGGGTGCAGGTGTACCGCCCGATCCGGGTCAAAAGCGCCGGTTTCACTAATGAGCCTAACATTCCGGTCCGCCCGGCATCTCTCGCCAATGCGAGCGCGGATACGAGCGACGATGAGAAACAGCCGGCGCAACCCACCGTTCCGCCGCGGCTGAAGCTGCTCGCCGGCTTTAAGGAAGATGACGAAGTCACGATGGACCAGGTAATCGAAGCACTGGAGAAAGCGCGTCCTGTGGATAAAGCGAACGAGGCGCGCCCCGACCTGGAACAGCAACTGGCGGAAGAACGCCGAGCCCGTGCGACGGTCGTGATCGACTGCCTTGTGAAAGCCGGGAAGGTTATTACTAAGGACCGCTCTGCCTGCATCGAGCAGTTATGCAACGCGGGCGATAAGTTCGACGAAACCGCCGCGCACCTGGGCAACGCTGGCGCCACAGTGAAGACGGAGCCGAGAACGCGGGGCCTCGCGGGCCAGCATGCAAAGGTCGTCGAGGGGGAACGGGAACGCACCGCGCGCTTCCAGCAACTCATGGATGCGCGGCAACAGGATTTCCCCAATGAAACCTATGAGGACCGGTTCCGCACGGTCGCCAATTCCAACGAAGGCGCGCAACTCTTCGCGCAGATGAGCCGCGCCGGAGCGGAAGACTAACAAGAAAGCCAATCCATTATGACCAAAGAACCCAATCCGGAAAAGCTCCGGGAGAAGATCAACGCCGGCCTCACCCGCGAGCAAGCCATGGACGTCCTGGAGCGCCAGGCGGAGCATGACGCACAAACAACCAAACAAGAAAAGAAGAGCGCCAAATAGCGAAAACTTTGCGACCGGGGCAATTCCGCCGCGGGAGCAGCAACCCGGCTTCACCTGGTCATCGCCGGGGCAAGCCAAAATAAACAAAAGGAAATAAACACATATGATCCACTCGATTACCACCGGCACCATGTTGCTGCTCATCCTGGCAGCGTCATGGACCGGGTTCAAGAACAGCCGATTTATCGGCAGTAAGTCGCGCGTCCTGGCCTTTCTGGCCAATAACGCAATCATCGTCAACATCACGCCCAAGGGACGCACTACCGCGGTTGCGGATGCGGCTTTTACAAGCCGTTACCTCATCGCGAAGCGCGGGGCCAATACCTATAGCATCGCCATTGCCGGCGTGGGAGACATCCCGTACGGGGTGGTTCCCGATATGAACCCGACAACGGACGTCGATTTGAGTTATCCGCTGCCGGTGAACATCCTCGGCCTCAACGAAGATACCGAGCGGATGATCGCGAGCAGCGCCATCGCCATCGACAACCTTCTGACGACGGGCGCCGCCGGCCAGATCCGCACGGTGCCTTCAGCCACCGGAACCTATTGGGTGATCGGGAAGGCCAGGACGGCCGCCCTGGCACAGTACGACCAGGTGGAGGTTATCCCTTGTTTCCCGTATCAGGTCGTCGTCGCCTGAACGCATCCCGCAACCATTAACTCACATCAATCATCATTATTATGAAAAAAGCACTCAGGGCGGGAGCAATTCCGCAAATGTCCTTCGCGGACTTCAAAAAGCATCACACCAACGCCATAGGGAGGCTGGCTCGCGTTGAAACCGAGCCCGTCGCGCTCATCGCCAATGAAGGCGCAAGCATCCAGCCCGGCACGGTGTATCTGGCCAACGAGTCCGTGTTTACCCAGCAATACTTCGACGAGCCGCTGACCAATTACGCCATCGGCTGGCGGGACCCGAACAACATCGAGGAAACGCTCGAGTTCTTCGCCCCGAGCGTCCCGGTGCCGCGCCGCTTCACTTACAAGTCGTGGACTAACATCGAGGAGTTTCTCTCCGAAGACTCTTACGAGGATCTCCGCGCCATCGGCGGGGAGTTCGCGACTGTCAAATACACAGGGTCGGAAATCCACTCCCGCACGGATAACAGGGGGCTCCGCATCCGCGTGGACCTCGACGAAGTGGCCGATCCCAATAGCGCACTGGCCGGCGGCATCTCAGCCTACCAGGCCCGGATTGTGGAAAAGCTGAAACGGCGAATTTTGCGAAACTCGCTCCGACGCGCGATCACCCTGATATCCGCCGGCGCCATCAATACGGCCAAAACCTGGAATGGCATAGCAGGCCAGGATCCGGACAATGACATATTGCAACAGTTGGTGGCCGCGGCAACGCAATCCGGCATTCGTCCGAATCGTGTGGCGTGGGGAGATACGGCATGGTCCAAGCGCGTGTTGACGCACCGCGCTCAGAACGATGCGGGTGGATACGCAAGCGCCGGCCTCACGCCGGAGCAGGTCGGTATGTTCCTGGCCGTGGAACCCTATGTAAGTCGAGAGCGCTTTTCCGCAGCCGGCGCGGGGCTGGCGGAAGTCGTCGGCAACCTCGTCTTCATGTTCTACGCACTGGCCGGGCAGGACACGGAAGATCCCTCGAACATCAAGCGGTTCTACTCGATGACCGACAGCGGCGGCCCATGGCGCGTTTACGTGCAACAGGTCACCAGCAAGCTGGTTGATATCACGGTGGAACATTACGAACTGATCAAGGTCACCAGCCTTCTCGGGATCAATCAGTTCACCATCAGCTAGGCAGATTCGTTGATGGTTGATGGGTGATGGTCGTTCGATCCGACTTTCTCTCCATCAACCATCAACCCTCCACCATCAACCTCTTCCAATGAACAACTGGACTTCCATCACTATTGACAGTCTCAAGGCCGCCGGCCATGGCGTCATTATTGACGCAGCGCAAACCGCCGGCATCGGCGGTATCGACCCCGTCGCCGAATCCATTACAGATGCGGTCTCCCGCGTACGCGGCGCCTGCTCCACCGGCAACCAGATGGATGCAGACACGGCCACGGTGCCGAATAGCCTCAAGGGTCTCGCCATTCGCCTGGCGCTGTTCGCCCTCATGGAGCGCATTAGCTATCCGCTCAGTGAAGACCAGCGAGATACCCGACGCAACGACAACAGTTATCTACTCAGGATCAATGACGACAAATTGCGCTTCGAGTTGCCGGATGTCCCCGCCGGCAACGCCGAGATGCAGCGCGGCACCGATATGGACACGGTCACGCGGAGCAACCGCCGCCATTATACCCGCAAGGGAATGGATGGGCTGTTATAACCTTATGAGCCTCCAGCGTTTTCAACTCGATATCGCGTCGCGCCTCCAGGAAAGCCCGTTTTTCGCGAACGTGCCGGTGTTCATTCTGCGCCCAAGGGCTGCGCTGACCGCCGCGCAGATACAGGATAGGATCAACGCCAGCCTGGGCGCGCTGACTACGCAGAATGGCAAGGCCGGCCTTTGCGCGACCGTGCTCATGCCATTGCTTAACACGCAGAAACAGGAACTTCCCGGTCCGTATTTCCATCTCAAATGCACAGTGCGGGTACAGGAAAACGTGATAGTAAACATGGGTCCAAACGGAACCCAAATCGCCTGCGAAGACGCGGCCATTGCCGTTGCCCAGAGCCTCCACCTTTGGACCCCGGGGGGAACCGCCGGCATCGTCCGCGCCGCCCAGGAAACAATAGCTCCTAATACGGCCTTCGAAGCAAGGGTCACTTATGACGTACTGATGGAGAGCGAATTGGAATTGCCATGCCCGCCGAAAACAGTGCAGCCGCTTTTGATTAATACCGATGGCTCCATTATCCTCACCTGTGCCGACACAGGCGCGGCGATCTATTATACGCTCGATGGGACGGCGCCATGGCCGGGCAATGCCAGCTATCCGAGTACCGGCATCTTTTACAATGGCCCGTTCGCCACGCCGGAAGCCGGGACGCTCGTGCGGTGCGCCGCATTCGCCACCGGCGTTCCGGGCAGCGATATCAACTGGCTGCAACTCTGACCCGCTTAAAGCTGGACACACTTTTTCAAATCCGAAATCCGCAATCCCAAATCCGCAATAATCCATGAGTATTCCCATCCGCATTCACGGTCCCGCTGTCGTCATTTTCAATGGCGTAAGTTATTATTTTAAAAATGGGCTGAAGGGCTCGATCAAGCGCAACCGCGCAAAGATCGAAGTCGACGCCTTCGGTCAGATAGCCGAGGTCGCAAAGGATTGCGTCGTTGAGTTCGCCGGGACGCCGACAGGGGCGATTCGTGCGGCGGACCTCGCGGGTCAGATGCCTTATGCGCCCAGCATGATTGGTCAAAGCATCTTCGGCTCGAACGACACACCGCTGGTGGTGCAGACGATCAATGATGGGGCCACCATAACCTGGTCACGCGGGGCGATCTGCAAATACGCGCCCGTCCTGCTCTCGGCCACGCAGGGGACGCTTTACAGAGGCGACATGACTTTTGCGTGCCTGATGGCGAGCGATTTCAACCTTACGAGCGCGACCGCATGGAAAAGCATTGCGTCAAACGGATTTGCGGACACGACTTTTGATCCATCAAAAGTGCGCATGGCACAATACACCGCGGCATGGGGCTCGGCGCCACCCTATAACGTGATGATTTCCGAAGATGGGTTTCTTCTTACTCCGGTGATCGCGACGGAGAATATTTCGGTGGATAACTACGGCATCATCGACATGACGCTCAGGGCCATAACCGGAACGGCGCAATTCAAGCCTGCGAACCTTACGGAGGAGCAGATCGATACCCTCGTGCGGTTACAGGGAACCGGGGCGCTGACTCCCGGGTCGGCGATTGGAGACGCCGGCCATGATCTGGTCATTTCAAGCAGCGCACTGACGGCTACCCTCAAACAGGCCGGCGCCGTGGATTATGCGCTCATGTACGCGACGGGCAAGCTGCGAGCGGGCGAGGTTGCGTTTGGGGCGGCGACGACATTCACCGGCGGAGTCCCGAATCCGTTATTTACATTCAGCGTCACTACCTAGGATTAAAAATGCTCATTTCAATAGGCACATACGCGCTTTGTAATGGAACCCGGTTGGGGGGCGTGGGGACCAGCCGTTTGCGCTTCCGGGTGAACAGGAAGCTCCAGGTGCAGGAGATCTTTCGCGCGGACCAGGTCATTACGTTTGACCGCGGCAACAGGCAGACAACGGCGACCTTCGAGATTACGCGGACGTTTCCTACTCAGGACGAGGCGGATGTCTTTGTGCTGGAGCATGAGGAAACGATTCCCTCATCGGGGCTTGTGACCTTCACCGCATTCATGCCGAACGGTCAAAAGGTCCTCCGCTATCTTGCGGGCGGGAAAATGGAGCACCACGAGCTGGTGGAGCAGATAGGAGTCACGACCCGCCACCAGTACACGATCGTGGGCGGGACGATCCAACAGACGCAGCCTGCCAGTTAACTCTTACTTCATACTCATATGCCAACATTCCAAACTCAAATCATTCGGCTGGCCGCGGATACGACCAGCAAGGAGAAAGTTCTTGACCTCAATACGTCCGCGGAGCCGCAGGCGTGGTGGGCGCGGGACCTTATTATCCAGGCGGGCGTGTTCGCGGGGCAGACGCTTCTTGACGTAAGCGATCTGCAAAGCGTGTCTGTGATGCTCAAGGACCCGTCGAATCTCGACGGGGCGGCGCTGGTGACGCAGACGATCACCAGTTTTGATAACACCACGACGCAGGCGGCCTGGACGGCGGGGACGCAGCAGCATTTTGTCGCGAGCATTGCGGCGGACCAATTATCGTTCCCGCTTACGAATTCAGCGCGGCTGGTGCACCTGGTGATCACGGCCATAACCACCGGGGGCAAAACGGGGACCATTTGCGTCGGGACGATCAATATCATCGACGATGGGGGAAACAGCCCGTCGGACAACCCTGCGAACGCGATCACTGTCAGCCAGGCGCAGGCGATGTGCGCGGCGCTGGCGTGGTCGGGCGCGACCATGGCGCTCAGCAGCGGCGGAACTACGAATGTGACCAATGCGCAGACATGGCTTATGGGACGCCAGCCTTTCTCCGCCGGCGCGGGAACCGGAGCTTATGTGCAGAACATCACTGTTGCGGACGCAAATGCGCTTGCGGGGGCATTGCTACGGATACCAATCGACTTCGCGGCAACACTCAACCCGACGATCAATATTTATGACGGGAACGGGACGCTTCTTCAGACCCTTACGAACATTGACGCGAACGCGCGCTCGTTTCTTTTCACAGCGGGATTCGACGGGACCGGCTGGCACAAAGAGACGGGAGAGTGGGTCCAGTGAAGTTAAAAGTTAAAAGTTAAAAGTTAAAAGTTAAAAATTAAAAGTTTAGATCACCTTATGAAACCATGCGTTCAACAATCCTCCACGGCGGCTCTAGCTTTACTGCTGGCCTTTTCACTTTTCACTTTTCACTTTTCACTTTTGGCCGATCCTCCTACGACGACTCAGGCGCCGGTGACTTCAACGGCCGGGACGGCCGGGTATGCGCGTGCCAGCGGGACGGCGAATGCGGTTGGGGGAAATACCTACTTCACGTCGAAGATTCCAGGGATGCTAAATACGACGGACAGCGACGACTGGGCAACGTTTCAAGCAGTATTGAACACAGCGACCAGCGCGGGTTTTGTCGTGATTAATCAGGAACATGATTTTTGGGTATCGCAATCGGTGCGAGTGTTGAGTAACACGATCTGGCATGGGAACGGCTTTGCGGTGCGCGCGCTGGGAGGGATCAACATGCCGGTGATGACGACGGTTCTTTCCGGGGCGACGATCTCGACGAGTAATGTCTGGATCGACGGAGTGACCTTTGACGCCAATGGGGCGGATCAAAATGAGTGGGCCGAATCCACTTCCGCATGGAACCTGCAAGGAGACCTGACCTGGTGGTCCGGGTCGGACGCGGGGCTGGGGTGGACGATGGGAACCTGGGTCGGGAGCGCCACTGGAATGCATTTTACGGATGTCGTGTTCCTAAACGGGAGTTCCTTTACCTTTGTGATGAGCAACCTGCATCATTCGTCCTTTGAGGGTTGCAGCTTCATCAATAATGACGATGACGACAGCCCTCCTTTCGGAGGTCACAACCATGATTCCGTGCATTTATGGGGGCCGTGCGATGATGTGATCTTTCACCACTGCTACGCGACGGGAGGCGATGACGACTGGTTTGGGTTCCTGCCGGTGGAGGATACGCCGGAAGCGGGAGACACTTCGGGGCATTACTCGACGCGGCGGGGACACGGCGGCCCGATCACGAACATCGACCTGATTGATGATACCGCCGACAATGTTCAAAACGGCATTCGTTTTGGGGGGTTTTCCGTGACCACTGGAACGGCGCAATGGGAGGACTTTATCGATAACATCAATATCAGCATCTCGGGAACGACTTATAACCCGATGCAGACGATGAACACCAATATTGGGAGGGTTAATTTCATCCGGGACTGTGTTCGAAGCGGGACGGCGGGAGGCAACGCGATTACGCTAATGAACGGGGGCGCCCCTGACGCCGAGGAATACACCCTTGACGGGATTGCCGCCGATGTGCCGGTTTACTGGACGGCGGGCAATAATGGCGTGGGATTGGATAATGTGAGTCTGGGAGGGGCGTATGCCGCCGAGTTACATGGCCTGCGGGATGGTTGCATGGCGTTCTGGAGCGGGACGAATGACCTGACCGGGAACGGATTCAACTTGAGCAGCTCCAATGGGGTGACCTTTACCAGCGGAACGCTTTGCGCCAACTGCCCGACCTTTACCGCAAGCAGCCATCAGGAGTTGCTCATTTCGAGCACGACCCTGAACGTGACCAGCTATCCCGCGTGGACGATTGCCGGCTGGTTCAATTCCGGGAACACAGGCAATTACGCCTACATGCTAAGCATGGGATCGGCGTCAACCGTGGCGGGGAACGGATTTATTATTTCGCCAAGCGGAGCTTCGTATAACGGGGGCTATGGCTGCGCCCCGCTGGGCGCCGATTTCACGACGGTTTTTTCTCCTGCTTATTTTGGGCTTGGACATTGGAATTTTATTTGCGCCCGCCAGCGGGCATCGGACGGGAAACAGAGCTGGATCAACAGCACGCCCTGTAACAGCCTTTGCGCGGGCGCATGGGGATCGGGATGGGTTATCCCCCCCGTTACCGGCGCAACTTTCTTGATCGAGATAGGGGGTTCGGCGCGGCAAGGCGCGTGGACGACGGGGCAGACAGGGCCGCTCGGGATATGGAAGCGGTGCCTTACGGACCGGGAGGTGCAGCTTCTCTGCAACCAGGGGACGGATGGGAATGCGAAGATTTCGCCGCCGATCTATGCGCCGAGAATCTGGCCATTCAACCACTAAGCATGTCCAATCAGGAATAGAAACGGCAAACGGGAAGACTGGCGGCGTTAGTCAAAAAAATACCTTAATATGTCCTGGCTTCTACAAATCAATGGGAATGCGGCGCAGAGTTTCACGGAGCTGCAATGCGTGGATCTCAAGAGGGAGTTGCGCTCGCAGGCGGCGGGGACGTTTTCGTTCCGCCTGAATGTGCAGGCGTTCGAGAGCGATCCGATAGCGAATCCGGACGACCTTGCGACCGTGATGTGGGTGGCCGGAGAGTTTGATACCACCATGTTTTCCGGACGGGTAACGCGAGTGCCTGTGGCAGGGTCGACGGGAAAGGAGGACCAGACTTACGAAATAAGCGATGCATGGAGTGACTTTGAGCGGATCACGTTTCAGCAGCAATGGAACCGGATCACCGGTGTGGACGAGAGCGGGGCGCCGACGAAGGCGTACCAATACAGCGCGTGCTGCCTGCTGGGGGTGGATGTGTATGGGAACGCGCAGGATAGCGCGTCGGTTATCACCGAGGCGGTGACGTGGGCGATCTTGCGCGGGGCGAATTGCCAGATAGGGCAGATCCTGCGGGACGGCGGGGCGAGCGCGGGATCGCCGGTGCCGGTGGATGAAGTAACCGATCTGCCGGTGTCCGAGATCATCAAGAAGATGCTGCGATTCACGCCGGACGCGGTGGCGTGGTTTGATTACAATTGGTCTCCGCCGAAGTTCAATGTCACGCGGCGGGCGCAGTGCGCGGCGGTGACGCTGCCGTTTACCAATGAGGGGCAGGGGGTGGAAGTGACGCCGCGGCATGACCTGGTGAGAACCGAGGTGCTGGTCCGGTACGAGCAGGAGAACCAGACGGACGGCGTGCCCAGTGTGACCGTGATCGCGGACGCGGCGCCGGATGGCGCGGATGGGCTGGCGTTCAACGCCCTGGTATCGACCGTGAGGCTGGCCGGGAGTAACGCCGCGTTTCAAAAGCAATACGTGCAGACGGCGGCAATCCCGCAGGATAACAGCAGCGGGGACGGGGGAGGGCCGGCGGATGATCCCACGATAGATTGGTGGTGGGATCACGTGCCGTGGCTGCAACAGTTTTCCAAGGACCGGCTTTCCATCACGAATGTGAACGGAACCGTGGACCCGGGACAGAAGGACCCGAACGGGGATGGCGAATATATCGAGGATGACATTCGCAAGTATCCCAATGAGCTGATCAGCGGGACCGTGGCGCCCTGGATGAATTGTTACGTGGGGCACACCACGTGGACGGCGCTGGTGTATTATAACTACCCGGACACGTCGGATACCGAGTCGGATGCGGCGGAAAACGTGTTCGGGCCGGATGACGGGAGCGACAACGCGAGCGCGCAACTGCCGATCTACGCGCAGGTGGTGGCGACAAGCGCGGTGACGCAGACCTATGCGCAATTATCCTCCTACACGAGCCCGGAGCCGGTCCCCACCGGGCTGGCGGCAGAGTTGTATCGAGCGGTGAACCCGTTGCAATACGAGGGAACATGGGATGTGGTCCAAGAGGAGCCATACGCGGGCGGGATGCTGGGCGTGCTGCTCAATCTCTCCGGCGGGCGCGCGGAATGGACGGCCATGAACGCGCTGGTGCAGGAAGTCTCCGATAACCTGGACAAAGGGATCACGACTTACAAGTTCGGCCCGGCACGGCAATTGAGCATCGCGGACCTCATGGAGCAATTGCGGGCAACGCGGCGGCGGACGATCTCGGGCAAGATCAAGGAGCGGACTACGGGGCAGCCGGGCGACGCGCCCACGGTGATCGGGTCATCGCACGGACCGGACTCCAGCAGCAGCACGCCGCCGTCGAGTTTCCGGTATCCGTGGATCGATTACATCACGAGCCAGGAGAGCCTGGATGGGAGCAATGACACTTACCAGGCTCTTCTGGGTTACGGGCAGAGCAGCTTTGCGGGGGATGATAGTATTGACCATTCCGGGCCGCTGGAGAATCTGGAGGTGAGCGTTGGCAATGACGGGAGCGGATGGACGGGGCCATACTATGATTGCGGCAGCCTGTATAATGTCTTTTCCGTGGTGAGCGGGGATGACACGAGCGCGAATGACTGGCTCTGGATCGGGCGGACCGACTCCGATGGCAATGGCGGCTCGGCGCGCATTGTGCCATCTGATCCATCGCTTTATCTGTCCCAGAATCTGGACCCGGGGGATGATGGCGACGGGGATGCATTCATTAACCTTTCGCTGGGCGACCTGATCCTGGAGATACAGGACAGCGACGGGCAATATATCCACCTGGACGTGGATGCGATGCTGGTGGAAATCCAGGACACGGACGGCAACCTGATCGATCTGGACCTGAGCGGCGACCCAATCATCAAGGTCGAGAACTCGGACAATGGAAGTCACGCCTATCTGGATGAGAACAGCCTGAATTTATCCGATGGAGATACCGGCAACGCAGCCGACCTGGAGGCGAACAGCCTGAGCCTTTATGACGCGGGAACGGGAGCAACGGTGACCATCGATGCTTCGGCGACCGGAGGGCACGACGTTAGTTTTCAGGAGGTGCAGATATGCGTGAGCGGCACGACGAAGACCATTCAGGTGCTTGCGAGCGCGCCGTATTAAAGGAATTCGGGAAAATTGCCAATTGCTAAAGTGTGATTGCTAATTGACCAGAATCCAGAACTCGCGCTCCACCTTTTACTCCCGAAACAGCAATCACACATTAGCAATTAGCAATTTCTTCTATTTATGAATAACACGCTTTCCAATCCCGTCTGCGCCCGGTTCACCGAGGCGCAGCGACGCAATGCCATTTCGCTGCTCAAACGGGTTCCCATCAAGGGGGACGAGGCAAAGGCGCTTGTCGAGATCATGGATATCCTGATCAAAGCCCAGGCTTCGCCTTCGGCCACGCCCGGACAAGAGGGCGAATCAATTAGCAATTAGCAATTTTTCCCGATGTCCATCGGCTCATTCCATCAGCCTGATTCGAGCGGGAAGTGCTGCGGGTGCCTCACGGATTGCGGCTCCTGTTGCACGGTCACCTATCAGACGCGATCAATAACGATGGCGAAATGCGGGTATCTCGGACCGGCTACCGGGCCATACTCCAATATTACGGGTACGAATCCGTATATAGACAGCATTATACCCGCATATGTTTCGACTCATTGCCCGCCTCCTTCCGGGTACGTCGCCAGCACAGTAGTTCAATGGTATCACAAAAGCCAGTATTGCACCATTCAATACGATGGGTGCATATGTTATAGCCTGGATTACGGCGATGAAATGCCCCAATTGGATATGTATCTGGATTGTGGGTGTTCTGGGTATTGTCCGCCCCCCACCAATCAAGGCGGGGAAGGAGGAACAGGAGAATGGTATGCGAACACCATTCCTTCAGGGTGTCAATCAGTTCCCAATTGGGGGTCTTATCAGGGATCGAGGGTCGGTCCTCAATCCCCTGGCACCGTACAAAATCAGTTTAGTATCGATCCCGGAACCTGCGGCCCACCCACTTCATCAGGGTCACAGACAATAGAAGGGGAATCTACGGTAAGTGGTGAGGCGTTCGATTCCCAGGATTGTAGTGGTTCCGGGAACCCCTGGTCTGCGGTTGGTAACGCCATAATGTCTCTTGCCTGCGGGACGACCTGGGTGAATCAATATCTCTATGACCCATATAGCGACCAGGAACTGCTGGGATATGCGCGGACGGCTTTGACCGGCGAGAGCTGGACCGCGTGTAGCGGGACCTGCATGGCGAGCGTCGCGTTTACCGGCAAAAACGACGAGGATTATACGGACGTGGCGATGACCGACCTGCAATACACGGTCACTTCCGGCGCCGACGGAGGGACCTGTTACTGGACGGTGCGCTTTACGAATACGAGTGGCGGCATTACTGACACGGCGATGAGCGGGAGTGGAACATTCACCCTAAGACCGGACGGAATGGGAACCCTCAATTATGATGGCAACAGTAACTACGCATCCGGGGCGGGAACCTGGCAGATTATTAACCTATCCGGCAATGCGCCCTCCTGATCCAGGCCTATCCATGATGCTGGCGGTGGCAAATAGCCGCCGCGACATTTGCCTGAACCGCTGCCCGAATGGCGCGGCCCGATGCGAGCAATGGCTGGCGTCCTCCGGTGCGGTAACAGAGGCGCACGAGGCTTTTTGTCCCGCTGGCGCATGGCATGAGTACCATTACAACGCGGCACGGAGGGCTGGGGCGGGGGGGGCGGGGCAATTGCGGATTGCGGATTTCGGATTGCGGAATGCGGAATGCAGAGGCGGCAGAACGCGGTTACCAGACGGGGCGGGGACGATCTTGAAGAGGATGCTGGGATGGGTGGGAATCAAGGCGGCGGAGACATGTGCGTGCAACCGGCGGGCGGCGGAGATGGATCGGCTGGGGATGGATTGGTGCGCGGCGAATATGGAGACGATCGTAGGTTGGCTGGAGGAGGAAGCGGGGCGGAGGGGGATGCCGTTTAGCCGGTTCGCGTCGCGCTGGCTGGTGAGGGCGGCAATCGCCCGGGCGCGGATTGGATTAGCATTATTTTTATGGACACACACAATAACAACAGCAACTCTAATGAAGAGGCCGTGGGCGCTCAAAGTGCGCCGGCGGAGATAAACTCCGGCAAGGTGAACGATGCGGCGCAGCAGTTGCAGGCGGCCGTTTCGAGCTTTGCGCAGGAAACCCAAAGAAACCAGGAAAGCCTTATCGCACTCATAAAACAAATGAGCGACCAACTCCGATCAACCGATGCCAAGGGGCGGGCGGACCGCGCGCAGATTGATAAGCTTGCGAGTCAGATTCGCAATTACCGGAGCTAATCGCGGGCCTTTGTAAAACCTGGATAGACCAATGAGCGACAACCACTCTAATAACCTGGCCGACTCGGAGCGCGAAGACCTGGAACTAACCCTGGCCTGCGTGGGGCAGATCACCCGGGAGTTCGACAACATGACATCCCGGTTGCGGATGGACAATGCGGAGATTGCCATGTTGAGCGCGGAGCTTCAACGCCTCGGCGGCAGCGGCAGCCGTAGCGCAAGCCCGGCGGGGCGGGGAGATTCCGCCCTCGCGGCGGGCTTCGAAGAAATCGAGCAATCGCTGGCGAGACAAAGAGCGCTGGGAAAAGTGCTCTGCGACGCTGCTTCCACCTTTGCCCAAGAGTTGGTCCGCTGGGGGGAGGATTTGGAGAGGCGCGAGCAACAGCAAGAGACTGCTTTATTGTCTTCCCCTTCCCTTCCAATCGTAACGGGTGAAAATGGACTGCTGCCGGACGAGTTCGGCGTTCCGGAGGGCTTACAAGAACGGCAGCAAGACGACTCGAATGCTTCTGAAGTATCGGGAGAAAGCTTTATTAATAAGACTTTACTTGCTCTGGCAGTAAAAAAGCCGGATGGTTCCGTAGTAATAGTCATGACTAAAGTAAAAACCCAAGAGCAAGCCGATTTACTTGGAGTGCCCATCGGTACGGATGTGCCAATCTTTGTGCCGCCTGATGTCGACCCTCAAGCAATGGTCGATCAATGGAGTCGGCCAACGGAAAAAAGCCCAATCGATTTTTACGAAACGTGGAAGCCAGGCGGACCAAACGATTACAAAAAGAGATTTGGTGCCATTTATGACGCCTATGGCAATTTTGAATATGGGGCGACAGGCGCGGCCTATGGATTTACCAAAGCGGAAATAGAGGGAGGGGGTGAGATGGCCGCATTTTATCAACATCACGCGTTCAATAACCCGATCAATCGCGCGGACATTGGGGCGGGCCATAGTGTGATCAGCGGAGGCGGGAAACTTCTAACAATCCCGTACAAGTGGATCCCATAGGTCCGCGCCAAGACATGAACATTATGAACAACGCTTTCTTTGCTTTTTGTAAGCGGAATAAGGGCAAAGTGCTGCTTCTAGGTTTGTTCCTGATATTTATCATACTTTTTTATCTCGGACCTCGGAGCAGGTTTCCTTCTGACCTCCCAAAAGACAGCGAACTCGTGGCATCTTTTCGGGAGCACCATGAAGCGTTTGAAGCGCTTTGCGCAATGGCCCTTGAAGATAGTGAACGTGTTTCCGACATAAGCGTGGACACCTTGCGCGAAACTTCATTGGAGAAACATCGCAAAGCCCAATATAGGGACCTGCTGGAACAAATTAAGCGCGATATGGATATAGGAATCGACGATCACGAAAGAGTGTTGTTCTCTTATAGCGGAGGAGGGGAGTTCTTAGCCATTAATCGGACTTGGGGGAAAGGCATTGCATATTATCCGAGTGGCCCTTGGAAAGGTAATTTAGTGGTAAAGGATTTGGATCATTTGGGGGATCGGGATGGGATTTACCTCGTGCCGCTTGAGAAAAATTGGTATCTTATCTATCAGAATTTGGATTGA